TTGCACCATTTAAAGTAGTTGTAACAGCTCCATTAGCTACTCCACCAAAAGTCCCTAGACCCCAACCAAAACCTTTTTCTTGAACGGGAGTTCCAACCGGATAATAATGCTGTACCCTAACACCACCAGATGTTGTTGCCCCGGACCCCGATTCATTAGACGGCATTGTTATTGTAATTGTTTCTGCGGTAGGCACACTTGTAACCATAAATTTTTTATCATCAAAATCTGATGCAGAAAAATTAGAATTAGTAATTGCAGTAAAATTATCTAACAACACAATATCCTGTGGATTAATATTATGTGCCGTTGGAAAAGTTATAGTAACAACAGCAGATCCATTGGTCGTGCTAAAAGCACTTGTAAGAGTTGTTGTAGTTTTTATAGGGTGTATGTCGTAAAATACGTTACCAGAAAAAGCGTACAGTATTCTATTAGTACCCACTATAGAATATCTTCTACCAGCAGTGTTTACAAAATGATGTAAACCTCTAGCTGCGCCTGTTAATTCGTTTGAATTTAATTGTCCTAATTGATTCCAGCCTCCTATTTTTTCAGGTATACCATATCTAAATCTCACATTGTCGCAGTCAATCCATTGACCTTCTGCTCCTGTGGCTGTTATTTGTTTATTAATACCGGGCTGAAATCCTATCTTCTGTAGCATAAATGCCTATTACCATATATTTTGGTTGTTTCAAATATGTAAGTCTACAGCAAAATTGCAGGGAATTCCAGCGTTTTTTGACTACATATTTACAGCTACAGTTATCCTTTCAGAATTTGTTTTTTGTTTTTCTACCATGTGTCTCATGTAAGACCGAAAGATTAATAGGCTGTTTTCTACAGGATTAAAATAACATCGCTTAAAGTTTAAACCATTCATCTCTTTTAAATTTTTTATGGGCATCATATCTGGTTCTGTAGGGTTTTCAAAAATAATTTTTGCACAGTCTTTACTTGATTTAAGAAAGAAGACAGCACTGTAGGTGTTTCCTGGATGACAATGATATTCTTGTTCTTCATCTTTATCATATACATTTAACCAAGATTCTTTAATTTTATAACGGTAATCAGAGCTATGTTCTTTATTAAATGCAAAAGTCTTTTCTTCTATTTTATTTAAGAGAGTATTAAAAACTGGGTCGTTTTTTAATTCATAAGTACTTAAGGTATTGTATGGTCTCAAAACCCAGTTATAACCACCACTAGGGTTACCATCTTTTATATAATAAACCCTATCTTGAAGTTCTTTTAAATAGCCTGGTTCTAATAAATCTTCAGCTACATAAAAAGCTTGTGGAAAGAATGTTATTACTGAGTCTGTCATTTTACGTTAAAGCTTATTACTGTTCTATTTTCTGTATTGTTTTTTGTTTCATTTGATCCATGTTTTAACCAACTAGGAAATATAATTAAAGAGCCTAGTTCTGGTTTAAAATAATACCACTGATACGAACACTCACTGGGTGTCTCTATATCACAATAACTTATAAATTGATTAGGATTATGAAAATATATCTCACTGCTATTTTGATCAACATTGACATATAAAGCTCCTGAAAGAATAGAGTTAGGATGAGTATGTTCTTTCAATACCGTTTCTTTCTTTTGTATATTAAACCAGGAATGAGATATTGTGTTGTCCATCTTAAAACCAACATCTTTTTTATAAGATAAACAAATATCTTTAATTCTATCATTTAGATTAATAGATATTATATTTAATATATCATCTATTAAATGACTTGATTTTGATTCACCTGTTAACAACCCATGATCTTTTAAAAGACGTTCCCTATCTAACAGTTCTTTTTGAATCGTGCTACATTCATCCACAGATAAAAAATTATTTACTTTTCGTACTAGGGTTGGAAACAATTTAAAATCTTCAATCATTAGAAGTAACTATATTTAAAACTATTCTTATTGGAGTATCTGTTTGAGTAAAGCCTTGATGCTCTATCTGATTATTAAAAATTAATGCTTGATTGGCTTTTGATAAATATTCTTCATCATCAATAATAGTGCCACCGTTACAAGTAGTGAAATTAAATATAGTAGTTGTAAACTTGTCATAAGGTTTTCCATTAGGGTCTTCAAAATCTGTGTGTCTTGCATGTAAAATTTTTTTGTTTTGATTAGTGTATAGATTTAATTTCATTCTAATTAATTTTTTAAAAACCATATGATTACTTAAAAAATATAAGAAAGGAAAAAATGTTTCAAAGTAATGTGATTTAAATCCTTCAGGGTTTGCATACAAAACATGGTTAAACATAAAATTATTATCTAGTGCATATCCTCCTGCATCACTGGCAGTTTTATCATTCCAAAACCATGGGAAGTTAGGTCCCTCGTGTAAAGTTTCCTTTAGCCTTCCATAAAACATGTCGGGTAAAAAACTATCTATTTTTTTAATCATCTCTTTTTTTAAACCATGAAGGTAAACCTAAATGAGGTCTACCATCATAAGGAGTTGCATTAGGGTTATTAACATCATTGTAGTGTAGAAAAACTTGAACACATTCATTACCTTGAAAAGGTTCTCTCCAGTGTTCTAAATCCATGCCTCTATATATAAGCATATCACCTGGATTTAAATCAACCCTAAGTCCTTGCATGCCTTCTCTTCCTGACGGCTCTAGATATATCGGCCATTGATCACCGCCTAAATTTAAAGTAGTTGATACTTCACAAGACAACCTATCTTTGTGTCTTTCTAAGACATGTCCCTTTTTATATATCCTTGCATAAGAATAATTTGGTTGTAATCTTAATCCAGTGTTTCTTTCCATAAGAGCATGCATGTTAACTAAAAGCATTTCCATCATTATATCACCATAACAAGAGTATGCTCCTGGAACTTGTCTATCAAATTTTGTTCCAAACTCAGTGTGAAACTCTGAGATAAAAGTATTTTTCAACATAGTCTCGTATGTCTGAGCTTTGTTTCTAAAATACTCAGCAAATAAATGACAGTAATCATCCTTTAATACGTTTCTTAAAACGTCGTATTTATTTTTTTGAAAATTAAGCATATATGTCGTATCCTTTCATTTTATCTATAGCTTCTTTACTGAAGTAATCTTCTAAATTTATTTTTTGTTTTTCTATTTTATCTGTTCTAATTGTATGCAGATTATATTCCATAACACTATCATCATACTTTACATTGTTGTATGATAGTTGTTCCAAATTAGTGTATCTGTGTTCAAACTTAGGTATTTCAAAATAACTATATATTTCTTCTATAGCATCTTTGGTATGATTAATTAAATCATCATAATCTATTTTCTGATATTTTTCTTTAGATTTAATTATGTTTCTTGAAGATATTATATCTTGTTTTAATTTACCGGTTGTTTCATTCATTAAAGATTCTATTAAATCTTTATCTTCTCCTGATTTTTTAATTTTTAAAAATGAAGCAAGTATTTCTATAATAGGTCTATGTAATATTAAGAATTTAGGATTAGGGTCAAAATACTTTTTAAGTAATTCTATGTTCATAGGCACACCCCAGGGTCCTCTATCAAATATAAATTCAGCATCTGTATTATCGTAATAATGTTCAAATGTTTTTTTAATAATATTGTCTACAGTTTGATGGTCAGGAATATTTAAAAACAATTTATCTTTTTTAATATTATGTATTCTCCAAACCAATTCTACCAATATACTGTTTGGACTAACTTTTATTTTAGGGTTTTGATTTAATATAGATCCTAAAAGTGTATTTCCAGTTCTAGGTAATCCTGCTAAATAATATATTTTTTTCATAATCTCCTTAATATTTAAACGGTTCTCTTTGTAAAAAATAAGTTAAAGTTAATCTACCGTCTTCTTTATCTACACCATGATTATTTATAGCTTGATGCCATGTACCATGTGTAAAAAATATCCCTCTGTTATTTATAAAGTTTACCATAGCTGTTTGTTTATAAACCCATTCTTTTCCATCGTCGCCTACAATATCGTAAAACGCAGTTCCAGACTTATCGTTGGTAGGTGATAAATATATTATAACAGTATCCCCGATGTCTTTGTGTATCCAATCCTTACTATCATTAAATCTTATTTGTCCGTGACCACAGATTCTTTTGTATACACTCAAATCAAGTTCAAACTTATGTTTAATATAGGCTAATACAGAGTAATATAAAAAAGGATAATCTTTATCTAGATAATTAGTTCTTAGTCCTGGAAAATTATTTTCATAATTAGTTACTTTTACGAAGTCTTCTTTATTATAGAACTTTAGTTCTTTACAAAGTCTATAATATTCTTCAGGAAAATCTAAAAAATTGTCTACTATCTTAATCATAATATAAAAAAAATGGTTGTACGATTCTTACTTCTGAAATTTGTTTTAAATTTGGCGAGTGCCAAACATTACTTTTATAGCAGATACACCTATTTATTTTTGAACCAATAATAATAGAAGGATCCTCCCCTTCGTATACTACGGTGCCATCATTTATACTATTTGTATTTAGGTATACAATGCCTGCGGCATCACAATTCCTATCTCTGTGAGATTTTAAACCTTGTTTATATATTTTACATTCTTTTAACTCACTTAAATAAGTTTTTCTAATATATGTTTTTAATTTTCTAACAGAAACATTTCTATGTTTATTGAAACTATTGACAAAGTTTTGAAAAATATAATTATCAGGTTTTAATATTTCTGTTTCATAACAAGGATAAGCATCCTCTCTTTTATCTATGGCTTCTACTGGCTGGTGTGTTTTATTAAACGCAGAACTTTCTATAACTTTATTTATATTTTCTAATTGTTCTTTACCATAAAAGTTATCTATTATCTCCATGGTTCTCCTAAATTCCACATTACTAACGAGTAACGCGTGCCTCTTGTAACAGGAGTAACTTGATGCCAGTTAAAAGAAGGAAAAACAATAATAGATCCTTTTTTTGAAGATTCTTTTACTGTAAGAACTTTTGAATCAGCTTTATTGCCGTCCAACATTTTAAACTGAAGTTCCCCACCTTCATACTCATTTGAATTATTTAATAAAATACTGCAAGAAAGTTTTCTCATCTTTCCATTATATGCATCTTCTTTATTTTTATACGACTGACTTAAGGAGTCTTGGTGCCACCCATAAAATTGTCCTGGTTTATATTCCGTAAACTGAGCAGTTTCAGTCCAGTCCCATTGAAAATTCCAACCTGCATTTTCATTAGCTATATCTATAAAAGGATGAATTTCTCTGTAGATCCATTGTTGATTTAGCCACGCTATATCTGAGTTTCTTATCTTTCTAAGTTCTCGTAGTTCTTCTTCTGAGTGATTATATTTATCACCCTTGTCGCCTACATACGCTATAGATCTATTGTTTTTTAAACCTGATTGTAAAACAAAATCACACCATCTTTCAGATAAGACACCATTAAACCACCAATAAGTATATTCTAAATTCATAACTTTCTTTTTGAAAGTTATACTATTTTATATATGAGATGTCAAAATTAGCTTGGCCAGTTATCTTCAGTTCTTGCAGTGTATACAGCTTTTAAGTTCCACATACCAGAAGATCTAGCAGGTCCTGCTTTAGGTTCATTGACTACAACAATTCCGTCTCCCCCGTTACCGCCAGGGTTTCCGTAAGAGGCTCCTCCGCCTCCTCCGTTTTGTCCATTTGTGCCTACAGTTCCGCCACCTAATCCTGCGGGTCCACTGTTTGTATTACCACAGCCACCACCAGCAACGTAGTAATTGCCATCTGGTTCTAGTTTACCAAAAGTCTGACCTGGGAAATATGGAGTTACATTTAACCCATCACCAGCAGCTCCTCCACTATTAGATGCAGCAGTATTATAACCGCCTCCACCTCCAGCGTATCCGCCCCAGTCTTGAGTTCCTTGTCCACCGTTGTTTCCTTCTCCTGAAATTCCACTACCACCTGATGAAGTTGGCGTTCCTCCAAATCCTCTAGCAGCTCCTCCGCCAGATCCTCCTGGATCACCATTTTTTCTTGGAATACTATTTTGACCTGGTGGATAAGGTCTGTTTCCACCTCTTCCTCCACCTGTACATGAAATTGGAGCTGGTCCTCCCCATGATGAACCACTACCTCCACCATTACTCCAAGGATATGGTCCGTCTCCTGCTCCTCCTGAGCCAATTGATACAGGAACTCCTGAGCTTGGGAAAGGGTGATTAGTTTGAATTCGAGCTCCGCCCGCTCCTGCACCTCCTCCTCTATTTGCAGCTCCACCGCCACCAGCAACAACTAAAACTGTTCCTGTTGTAGAAGTTCTATTAAAAGTTCCTGGAGATGTAAAAGTTGTAATTAAATCGTTGATGACTGGATCGTTTTCTGGTCCAATTACTCCACCTTGATTATCAAGATTGTTTTGACCAGCTTTGTTAAATCCAGGTGTTAAGAAATTTATTGCCATTATACATTACTCCATGTTTGTGTGTCAGGGTCATAATACTTCTGAGTTGTAACTCCGTCAACATGTACCGCCCCTTGCCACCTATTATTATCAGGATCAAAACCCCATGCTATTCCATCAGAAGGTACATTATTTGGGTCGTAAGGTAAAGTTCTTCCTTGATCATCTACAGCAGGATCTGCAATTTTAGGAACCCAAAAATTATTTGAATCTAATTGAAATACAGAAGCCCAAGCTTGAGGTATATCACCTACAAATTTATTTGCAGTTGCGTGACCTTCCCAATCAGAAGTTCTATATATGATATTATCTCCATTTGCATAAAGACCTCTAGTTCCATCTTTGAAAGTCTGTTTCCAAGAAACACCGTTTGTAGCGTGAGTTAGATTAGAATCGCACCAAGACTCGTTAGCGGCGTCATCACCTGGAGTGATGTTGTCGTCGTTAACAATTAATACTTGTAAAACTCTATTGTCAGAATCTAAGTCAGCAAAGTAAGCCATAATTCTTATGACCTCCCATTAACTTAATTCTTCGTAGTTTATAGTAATAGTTAAGTCGGATGCTGCTGATGCGCCTGCTTCTATATTATCACCTTCTTCAAGATATAAAGAAGTGTTTTTGTCTACAACTACTAAAGTAGAATCAGCTGGTACCGCAACTGTTGATGCGATCATAATTGGTGATCCACCTGATTTTGTAATTGCAACTGAAGCGTCTGCAGAATTAGTACCATCAATATTAGCAACTAATATGTTGTTAATTTTGAAAACTTTTCCTGAAGAAGATGCATTCGCAAGAATCTCAGTTGTAAGCGTTGTACCTAAATCTGCTTGCACAGACTTGGCTGTTATCGTTCCGACATTTACTAGATTTGGTGCTGCCATAATTTATTCTCCTTGATTGCTTTTTAACCGAAAACTAATGCCATTGCAATAGCTTTTCCTGTAGTAGCTAATCCACTACCGTTTGCTTGAACTTCACCAGTTCCTTTTGGTACTAGATTAATGCTAATATTTGAATCATCACCTACTGCAGTAATAGAAGGGTTATTTCCTGTTGCTGCGTTTGTAATATCAAAGTGGTTAACTGCTGAAGCTGTTGTTTGAAACTGTAATTGTTCATTACCATTTTCATCTCTAATTCCATGATCATCATCAAAATCAATCATGAAAGAATTTGTATCTAAATTACCACCTAATTGTGGAGACGTATCTTCAACTATGTCTGACATGCCTAAAGATACTGTATCAATATCAGGGTTAGTGCCATCGTTTGCAGTTGCAAATACAAGAGCATCACCTTTGTTTGTTGCTGAAAAAGTAAATGTATCTCCTGAACCAGAAGCATATTTAAACTGAACTGTATATGCACCTGATGTTGAGTTTCTTAAAAAATAAAAAGTTTGAACATCCAAAGGTATTGTTACAATTTGATTTCCTGTAATTGAACCTGTGAACTCAATCATTCTGTGAGAAAGTTCTGCACCAGTTGAACCATCAGAAACTGCTAATGCAGTCGTTTGTGCACCACCTGCAATATCTTTTGCAATATAGCCACCAGAAATTTGTTCTAGAATTTGTAAGTTAGTATTAGTTTTAGTACCCCATGTACCGGCGTTTTCACCAGTTGCTTGAAGTTCTACCCCTAAAGGTGTGTATGTTGAAGCCATAATTTTTCTCCTATGCTACGTCACTATATGTTGTATTTGAACCAGTGTCAACATCTTGATAAGCCTGTATTCCAAAGCCACTTGCTGTTCCAAATCCAGCTACATTACTAGATAATGACTGTCCGTCAAGTGTTATATCTAAACTAATTACATGTGTCAATGATCCTAAACCACTTGTTAAAGATTGCCCAGTTACTCCCATTATGTCTGCAGGAGATAAAGATCCCAGACCAGATGAGATAGATAATCCAGTAGGTATTATAATAGGATTTGAAGTTGTTGATGATGAACCTAAAGAAACTTCAGCACCTAATCCTGTTATACCAATTACATCTGCAGGAGCTATTGATCCTACAGAAGCAGTTGCAGATTGTCCATCTACTCCTATTGCGTCTATAACGTTTGGAGACCCTACTGAAATTGTTGCTGATTGACCTGTAGGCTCTACAGTAACATTTCCAATCATTGTTGTAGAGCCAACTGAAATTGTTGCTTCTTGACCTGTTGGAGTTACTGAAACATCTCCAACCATGGTAATTGAACCAACATTAGTTGTTGCAGATACTCCTGTTAATTCTATTGCTGAATCATTTGCTTGACCCCAAGCTTCTTCACCCCAACCATCATGGCCCCAACCTATTTCATTATATGCTTCTATTGATCCTAAAGAAGAAGTTAATGAAAGACCTGTAGGGAAAATGTCTATGTTAGAAAGTTCGCCATAGTTATTGTCTCCCCATGATTTACCACCCCAACCTTGTTGAGGGACACCCATGTTAGTTCCATCACCAACAGATGAAGTTAATCCAAATCCAGTTATACTTACTACAGGGTCATTACTTTCTCCATATGGTCCATCATTCCAAGTATTTCTACCCCAACCAGCTGATTGATAAGATAATAATCCGTCTGCATTTAAAGATGTTGTTAATCCAAATCCTGTAAGAATTGCTGAGTTATCATTAACTTGTCCCCACTCTCCTGTGCTCCATGTTTGACCACCAAATCCAGTTTGAGGAACACCCATATTCGTTCCATCACCCACAGATGAAGTTAATCCAAGACCAGAAACAGAAATAGTTGTTCCATCTTGCTGACCCCAACTATTTTGGTTCCAGGGTAAAACACCCCATGTATTTGAATCTACTGTGTTTGCTTGGCCACCCATTCCAGAGTGATATTGACAGTAATAATATAAAGTTGGTGCAGATGCAGCCACTGTAATTTGAACATATGCTCCGCTTTGTCCAGTGGTTCCACTTGTGGTAACCCCAGTGGTATATTCACTACCTCCACCGTGTGTTCCATCTGATGTTGTTGAAAGTTTAAAAGGGTGTGCTCCCATCGAGCTGTCGGAAACATCAAACCTATATGTAAAACCCTCTGCTAAACTTATTGTGGGTTGTTGAACTCCATCAATAAAATATTTATTGCCGGAACCGGTAGAAACTACCGTTACTGTAAAGGTTCGAGTAACGGACATCCCGCGTTACTCCTTTACGCTATACGAACAATGGCGTTTGATGCGTCTGCTGTTGGAAACTGAATTGTAAAAGTTCCACTTGTTACAGTTTTGTCTGATCCAAAATCAATTACACAAACTGCAGGATCACCTGTAGCTGAATCGTTGAATATCATACAACCTCTTGCTGTGAAAGAAGCAGATGTAAAACTTGTATCTGCAAAATCACAAACTGCAGTTGTACTGTCAGCAACCGGTGTAACACTTGTAAGTGCGTTTCCTTTTGCTGTGTATCCAGATCCCGATACTTCATTTGATGTTGTGTACGCTGTAGTCGCAGCCCCTAATGAAGCTGAACTTGTGTACAGAGCTAAGTTGAAAGTGTTTCCAGAAGATGCCGTAAAGTCATGCACTCCTTTTAAAATTTCTACTTTGAAACTTGTACAAATTGCCGATGTTATTGCCATAATTTATTCTCCTAATTACGGTGACGGAGAAGGGACTGGTATACGAACAGTACCGTCAGTATAATCGTCTCTTTTACGTCTACCAAGTTGCTCTGCAGCAAACTTCTGTACCTCTTGTTTATACTTATTTTCATATAGTGTCAACATATCTATTGGACCTTTTAAATATCCATAAGCCTCTACCAAGCAGGCATATAATAAACCATTTGGAAAATACTGGCTAACATATGTTGTTGTATTTGAACTAGAAAGCCCGTCTGGGATAGCTTCATAATGGATCTTAAACTTGTATGTAGTGTCTGGGGCAGGAGCAAACATTATCCTTCCTGACGTAGTGTCAGTGGTGCCAGTAGCTCCTCCAAACATAGCATAGTATTTAGGTTTTCCAGTAGATGTTTCCGCAGGAATATATTCCTGTAAATAGGTTTCATCTTTTTTCTCTAAATAAGAGTTAGATCCAGTCGCTGCGGAAGTCGAGTCATATACCTGTATACCTTTTATAAAAAGGGTTTTAGCAGGTACATTTATTGTAGTCTGACCTGTAATTAAATTACCGATCTTTTGTTTTTTATATGCATCAAGTGGTATGTCTCTTAAAATTTTAAATTCTGCATCTTCAATAATTCTATTAACAATAGCAGCTGTTAAAACATTAGAATCTGTTTCAGTATAATTTCTAATATCTGTTACTAAATTATCGTAAGTAAATCCTGCCATTATGCTGATAGTGTAACTGGTCCTGCAGTTATACTGCCTCCTCCTATTTTAGTTGTAGCTGTGGCTGTCCCACTAGCTGTAAATGTATAATTATTAGCATCAACTTTAGTGATTGTAAATCCAGAAGAATTATTAATATCAGAGCTAGATATACCTAACTGACCCTCACCGTTTCTAAACCTAACTACATCACTTGTAGATCTGCCATGGTTTTCTTCAAATACACTCACAACCTGTGAACCATTTGTTATAGATAAAGGGTTTAATGTTAGTAATCTTGCAACAGCAGGCTCTGTTCTTGCAGGTCTTGCATTTAATAAACCTTGTGGATCAGCACCTTTTGGTTTTGGTTCTAACTGTGGATGTTTCTTTTCAAATTCTGAAATATGAACTCTTGAGCCATTCCACTCTATAACCATTTCTTTATAAGGAAATTCTTGTCCTGATCTATCGGATATAAATTTTGCATATTTACCTGATGCTAATGCCATTATGCCTCCGGATAATAAACTTTAGGACTAATATACGTACTAGATGGAGAACCATCTTCTGATAAGGCTCTTTGTAACTCATCTTCGTATAACATCTTCATTTGTTGTACCATTTGTGGTTTAAATTTTTGTGCTAAATAAAATGCTAAACCAGATGCCATGCATGGTACAAATCTATATGGAACATCTGCTGCATTTGTATAATCTCCTACATCCTGTATTCTTTTAACATAATAATAATTTATAAATTTTCCTGCTTCTGAAGAACCGGGTGTTAGATATAAAGTGATTGTAACTTTGTCGATAAGTCTTTGTACAAAATATTGAGTAGGTACACCTTCAGATGTTTTATTTGATAAAGCTTGGTATGCAGATCTTGCTATTTTAGTTAATGGTGTATCAACATTATTGTTTCTATAGCTAGCTTCTAATACATCATCAACACCATAAACAGCCGTTGCATCTGAAGTACCATCACCTGTTGATCTAAACATCGTATATGTTGCTTGACCATCAACTAATGTGATTGAATTATTTGCTACTTCCCAATAGTGAAGACCACGATTAGCCCACTCTTGAAACATAATATTAAGAGATCTTCTCGCCATACGTAACTGATTACCAGATACGCCTTGCATACCTATTCTCTCATATGCTTCTTCGATTATTTCATCGATAGCAAAATTTTTATCAAATATTGTTGTGCCCGAAGTAGTGTTAGCCATCTAGCCTCCTACTTGTCTATTAAAAATGTTGCACCTGCAATATTAGTAATAGTTGAAACTTTCATTCCACCTGGAAAAAGAATTCCATCTTCTGGAATATTAAATGCAAAGACATCCCCTGTTGGACAGTCTCCTTGGAATAAAGTTGTACTATCAGTATTGTCTTGTAAAATTACAGTTCCAGCACCACCGCCATTAGAAGCTAAAATCATTCCTCTTAATCTAGTTCTTCCTGCAAATACTGTGCCAGTTCCTGTAACTCTTACTGCTTTTACATCTGATTTCATATTTTAATCTCCGTTAAATTTATGTGGGCCCGAAGGCCCACACTAAATATAATTACGCTTCTTTAGCGAAAGTTCCTCTAACTTCAGTAACTTGCCATGCAGTAGTTCCATCTAAAGATGCAATTACAACATAGTCACCTTGTTTAGAAGTAGCTTTTGTATTGATTAAGTCTTTGTTATCTGTTGAAGAACCAGCATATGTGATTCCATCAGAAGCGTTTGGACTTAGTGTTAAAGCGTTTGTACCATCAGGTGCATTGTTTACAAATTTAAATGAGTAACCAACCGCAATTGCTGGTAGCGTGAACACAACTCCATCAGTAGAACTTACAAAAGTTTTTCCTGAATCAGCTGTTGTTACAGTGTAATTTGAAGTTTTAGTTTCAATGTTTACACCTTCTTTTCCTTCAAGTACTGGACCTGAAAATGTAGTTTGTGCCATAGTGT